TCTGCTGACGGCTCTGCAAAAACAGGCAGCCTGTGCAGAGTAAGTCAGACTCTCCGTATGCGTGAGGGTGGCGGAAATGGTGGCAAAGGTCCGCTTATCAGTACAGAGCGTTCGCTCACGCTGGCAACCGCCAATGATCAGACTCTGGTGCAATGGTGGGACGGCAGTGAAAAAGCCGACACTCTGACTTGTACCAGCAATAATCAGCTGATGCCGGACAAGAAAAAACTGCAGTGCGTCATTGATATGCGGCAAATCGAAGTCCAGGAAGATGAGGTATCTCCAACTCTGATCGCCACCGACTACAAAGGTGGAAAAGCTGTGTACGAAGAACCGGAAGTCATTTGTTATGAAAATCATGCCAATGACAGCCGAGTCACAGAAACTGATGGAGTTTCTCCGACAATCACGGGGAGATGCGGTACAGGCGGAAATAATCTTCCGCTGGTGCAGGATGTTCTCGGTTTTATCAAAAATGATGCCGGGGGCGATCAGGAGGGATACTGGAAAGAAGTTTTCCCCACAGTCAGAAGTCAGGTGATTCCGGCAGTCGCAGTAAAAGAGTGTTTTAATATCACTCCCTGCGATGCCAACGGAACACGTGCCGACCGTCCCAATGGCGGTCTGTATGTGACCAAAGCTGAAGCGGGCAAAACCGTTACCACCAACGGCCCGGGAACAGAAACTGTTGTCATTGAAAGTAAAGTAATTGCACTTGATGGTGACAAAATGGCGAAGGCAGAGCGCAAGGGGGGGTCCGGACTTGGCATCAGCGAAGACGGAGTGATGTATACCCAGACGGCAAAAGATGTTCACGCCGTAGCATATCAATCACCGCAAGGAGTTGATGTCTACAATCAGCAGATCACAGGAGATGTTGCAGGAACACTTACCTCTGCCAGCGGAGAACCGAATACTTCCGGTCCCAAGGTAATGAGCAGAGCCACCGTCCGCAGACTGCTGCCGGTTGAATGTGAGCGTCTTATGGGATTTCCTGACAATCACACCAGGATTCCCTGGAAAGGAAAACCGGAAGAGGAATGTCCGGATGCTCCCCGCTATAAAGCCTGTGGCAACAGTATGTGCGTCAATGTTATGGAATGGATCGGTCTACGGATTCAGAGAGTGGAAAACTACATCAAGGCAAAGATGTCTGCCGGTAAAGCGGAATAATCACTTTGCCAGTTTTTCAAAGGATTTGGCATAGCGTTTGCCGAATTTGAGTATGGACTTACGGACTTTTTCGGTCTTTGCCATATCCTTATTCTGCTGCAATTCTGTTGCCATAAAAAATCCCTTTCGACAAAAAAAATCACGCAGTAATATAATCCATAACACCGTAAAAGTCAAGGAGTTTTATGTCAGAAAACCAAGAGAATCTTGAGGAAAAAATCCGTCAAAATGCCACTGGTCCTAAATCCGTGGATATTGATGGGCAGAAAGTGGAGCAGCATTCCATAGCAGACCAGATTGCCGCAGATGAATATCTTGCAAAAAAGAAAGCTCTGCGCAGAGGTAACGGTCTGAAAATTACCAAACTCAACCATTCAGGAGCAGTATAATGCTGAAAAAACTGAAATCAATGTTCCGCAGCAGAACCCCTCCTGCGGAAAACCCGGTCAGGGTAATCGGCAGATTTGATGCGGCACAAACTACCCGGGACAACATCCGGCACTGGGCAATGGCCGATTATCTCTCTGCAGACCAGGAGGCAAATCCGGAGATCCGCAAAACTCTCCGTATGCGCTCCCGGTATGAAGTTGCCAATAATTCCTATGCAAAGGGATTGGTGCAAATGCTTGCCAATGACACCATCGGTACTGGTCCGCGGATTCAGTTGCTGACGGAAGATGAGCATTACAACGATGAGATCGAACGGGAGTTTATGGCGTGGGCTGAAGCGATCCGTCTACCGCAAAAGCTGCGGATGATGAGAGTTGCCCGGTGTCAGGACGGTGAATCTTTTGCCGCAATGGTCACAAATCCCAAGGTAAATCACCCGGTCAAAATGGATATTCAACTGCTTGAAGCAGACAGGATTGCCGGTGAATTGAAATGGCAGACCGATGATAACAGCGTGGATGGCATCACCTATGACTCCTGGGGAAATCCGGTCAGTTACCGTGTTCTGAAATACCATCCGGGAGATGAAAAGTTCTCTACTGTGTGGGAAGCGTTCCATATTCCGGCAGAGTATATGCTCCATATTTTCCGGGCAGACAGACCCGGATTGCACCGGGGGATACCGGAACTGACAGCAGCTCTTCCGCTTTTTGCTCAACTGCGAAGATACAACTTGGCGGTACTGTCTGCCGCTGAAGCTGCTGCAGACTTTGCGGCAATTCTTTACACGGATGCTCCCCCGGACGGAGAAGCAGAAAGAGTACCGCCCATGGATGCTCTGGAGTTGGAACGGAATATGATGCTCACCGTTCCAGCCGGATGGAAGATGGCACAGTTGGATGCAAAACAGCCGACTGCCAATCATGCAGAATTTGTCAAAATCATTCTGTCGGAAATCGCCAGATGTGCTGTATCCACATACGGTTCGGTATCTGGTGATTTCAGTGGTCACAATTACGCCAGTGGCAGACTTGATAATCAACTTTACCATAAAAGTGTGCTGGTAGACAGAGCCTTTTGGGAATCAGAAGTGCTGAATCAGATTTTTGCAATGTGGTTCAGAGAATATTCCCTGGTCAATCCCACCGGAGAGTTCCGGACGCCGCGTCACACATGGTTCTGGGACGGATTTGTCCATGTTGATCCGACAAAAGAAGCAAACGCCCAGCAGATAAGACTTGCAAATCATACCACTACCTTGGCTGCCGAATGCGCCAAAGACGGCCGTGATTATATGTCGGTACTGCGGCAGAGAGCAAAAGAAATCAAACTGATGCGGGAGTACGGCATCCCTGTTCCGGGAGAGCAACCGGCATCACAACCCACGGAATCAGAAGAAGATTCCCAACAACAGGAGAATGAAAAAGATGAGTGAATTTACGCTCATTGAAGCTGCCAATGGTGGCAAGCCGAAAGTTTCTGGACTTGCCTACGGCGGTGGAAAGATGAATTTGCCGGGATGGAAATTCTCGGTAGTGGTCGATCTGGCGGGAATGGAGATCCCTGATACCGTTCCTTTGCTGACAAACCATGAAAACAAAACTGACAGCCGTGTCGGAATGATTTCTGCCAGCGTCAAAAATAACGCTTTGGAAATCACCGGTGAAATCGTTTCCGACAGCAAAGATGCCCAAGATATTGTGGCGCAGTCCAAAGCGGGTGCGGATTGGCAGCTCTCTATCGGTGCGGATGTCAGGGAGTGTGAGTTGGTAAAAAGCTCCCGTGAAGTCAACGGTCAAACCATTGACGGTCCTTTTTACCATATTCAAAAATCTGTTTTGAGAGAAGTTTCCGTGGTGGCGGTTGGCGCGGATGCTTCTACAAAAATGCGTGTTACCGCCCAATTCAATCTTATCAATAACAAAGGAGAAGTCATGACTGACGAGAACAAAAATCTGAAAGCGACTGGTGCAGAAAATGCGGAACTGGAAAAAGATGAGCGCAAGGCACAGCCGGAGGAAGTCAAAGCAAAAGCTGAAGTGGACCTTGCTGCGACTGCAAAAGATGCCGCAGTGGCTGCTGTCAAAGCAGAGCGTGAACGCGTGAGTGAAATCCAGGCAATCTGCGCCGGGGAATTCCCTGAAATTGAAAAGCAGGCTGTTTCTGCCGGTTGGTCTCCTGAAGTGGTGACCAAAAAAGTTCTTGAAACTCTCCGTGCCGAACGTCCTGCCGCCAGCGTCAATATTGCCATCCACAGTAAACCGGAAGGCGGTGAAATGCGTAAAACTCTTGAAGCTGCAATGAGTCTGCGTGTTGGCGTTTCTGCTGATGCTTTGGAAAAATCTTACGGAGCGCAGACTGTTGAAGCGGGGATGCGTGAAATGGACATGCCCCTCAAGCAACTGATGGTGGAGTGCATGAAACTTGACGGCATTCCTTATAGCCGTGGTTTTGACAATGAAACCATCCGTGCTGCTTTCAGTTCTGTTTCTCTGCCGGGTATTCTTTCCAATGTGGCAAACAAAAAACTGCTGCAGAGCTATGAAGCGCAGCCGGTGATCGCTACCAAACTCTGTTCCACCGG